CATCCACTTGAGTTGCGTGTTTATAGATTGCTTTTCGTGCCATCTAATTACCTTTTATAACCTTTCCGTCGCCTTTAGTTAGTGTGAAACTGACTTTCTCAGCGAATTGAATTTTATCATCCAATCCACTTCGTCCATCTGGAAATCTCATGTTAAGTTTCTCTAATAAATTAAATATCTTGCTCATTGATACTCTAGTCATGATTCTAATAACGGTTAATGGTATATTAATATTCCGTTAAGATTAGGGGTAAAAAACAAAAAAAAAAGAAAAAATGATGTGTGACTATACGCCATTCATTGTGTGATTAACATACAATGTTAATGTGTCTGTACTTGTTTTGTGGAAACTTGCTGGGCTACTAAAGTTCCAGTGAGTTAGGATTTTAGTTGCGTTGACTGGGGATGTTTGTCCAGAGTCATATATTGCTCCACCAGTGATTGCGTTGCCTGAGCTGGTATCAATTTGTGCTGTAGTCCATGTGAATTTGTATGTAACTACATCAGTTCCTGCACCAGTATTGTCGGAATCGCCATCGTTGGTTTTTGGATAGTTTGTTTCCTTTGCTTGTACTGCACCAGAGGTTGTGATTGGGGTTGTTACAGAAACATAAGTATCTGCTTTTGCTGGTGTATCAGCACTTGCTGGGTTTTGTAGGACACATGCAGCAGATGAGAACACTTCGTTTGATGCTGGTGTCTCTCCTGCTCCTTTTTTAGCGTAGTAGATATCTCCATCGTTGGTAACTATGTTTGAACCATAGAACCAGTGTTTTGTTCCATCTGCAGTTGTTTTTACAACACAGATGTTGTTTTTTGGATCGACAGAACTTGGGAGTTCATAGCCGTTTCCTTCTACTAATGTAACCATATTGGTATTTAAATAGTTATATATTTAAAGATTATTATAGTCCTTGAGGCACGTTAACTATAGCGTTTACCGAACGACTGGAATCACCTTCACTTTTTGACACATCGAATGAATCAAACTCATTTTCTCCCAATTCTATCTTTGTTATACTCTCTGGGTATCTCCATTCTACTGACTGGACTTTTAATTGTAATGGAGTGGATATACCATCTGTATCTATACTAGAATAAATCTTTTTAGTGTTATAAAATACACCCACTTTTTGTCCTATATGTAAGGAATTTACCAATGAATTTGATAATACTTCCACACGTTGATTGACATCTTTATGCCTTGCTAGATATCTAGTTCCAAAAGTAGATAAATTTATACCATCTGATATTTGAGGTACAATCATTGTTTTTGCATGTAATCCATTTTCTGCTATTGATGTGGAATCAGATTTTATCTGTTTTGAGTTATGACTAATTCCTACAAAGAAACTTGATACAAATAAAACCTTTGCTGGAGACCAGTTAATTGTACTTGATGTACCATTATATACCCTGAATGTTGTTTTATCTTCACTTATTTGAAATGCTGATCCAGATGGGAAATCACTTGATGTAAACGGTACATCATTTCCTGAAGGGTCAGTAACACTTACTATAAAATCAACTACAGCATCTCCTCTATTAGATGCAAATATTCTCCAATCTCCCCAAGAATTTGCAGATATATTTCCAGTATTATAAGAATAATCAGTTGTTTCCTGAGATGTGTTTGCTATACATTCAATATAATTTGCTGTCTGTGTATCATCATAAGAATGTTTTATCAGTTCAAAGTTACTATTGCTTATTGTATAATTTGAATCCAGATATGCTTCAATTATTAATGTTTTTCTTGGTAAAACTGTAAAATATAAGTCCTCACTTTTCATTAATATTACAAACTCTAATAAATCTATAAACAATCCACTAGCATTTAATGACCCTTGGGCATATTGAACAGGGTCGGATGAAGGATCTTCCGTGAATTTTATATATTCATCACCGTCTACAAATTCTAAAACATCAGCCAATATTTCACGGGATTTACCATCTGTATAAGCTACACCTGTTCTTGACACAGCTGAATCTGATGGATCTGATGACAATAAAGCTGGATTTATTACTATATTAAACAGTTTTGATGCAAATGCTACTGCCTTGTATTCTTTACTCATTCCTTCATTTACTTTCCACACATTTCCACCAAATTTCATTGTCATTTTTTGAGGCTTGGAAATAAATATTTTTTTAGCTTCATCGTCAGGTAATGATGTATTATAAAATCTTAGTTGTTGTGGTATAAAATATGATGCACCAGTGTCTGCCACAAACGAACTTGTGGATCTATTGTATCTTTTAAACAAGTAAAAATAATCGTGTGTATTTGCTCCGTTATCATAATCATTCAAGTCACCATCATATGCAGCAGTTCCAGTTAATGTTTGTTCCACATTATTAATAAAAATCTTAAATGTACCACCTGTCCTAGTCACTCTTAGCATTGTATCAGTGAAATTAGCTGTTGAACTGTTAGGAGTTGTTATTACGTTTGGAGTACCAGAAGTACCATCATTAACTGTTAGTTTTATACGATCATTATCATTGTCTTGTTCCAACATCAGTCCTTTATTAACACTTGAATTATCATTAAGAAAATCAATTATTGTTGATAATCCAGATGAATCATTCCATTTTAACCAGAAATATATATCAAAATCATCACTCATATCAAATACTGGGATTTTTGTATTGTCTTGATTCTCGTATTGTTTAATCATTTTTAAACCATCTTGTGAAGATGTTAAGCATTTTGTAGTGTAGTATCCTCTAAACTTTCCATTTGGTTCATATAAATCATCCAAGTCACCGTTTTTATAACAGAGTGGTATTGTATAATTTCCAGTGTAGTAGTCATCCTGTTCATATCCACTTTCATCTCTAAAGTTACCGTAAAAATTCCATATTCCTTTAAGATCATCTACATCAACGATATCCTGTATGTAAAATACCTCGTCACCTTTCTGAATTTTAGAGTTAACATCAAGTGAGAAACTCATGTTATCAACTGCTCTAGATCCTTCTCTTCTTACAATAGCAGTTTTTGGTTTATAGAATCTTCTATGTATGGCTAGTTTGGGATGTGCTGTTGATGTGTTATTTCTTCTTATTGATACTATCTTTACTTGGCTCATGTTACTGCCAACACCACATTTCCTGAATCTGTTTTACCAGATCGTTTATGTCTAACACCACTTTCTCCAGTAACAGCTCCTGACAAAGACACTTTTATTCTATGATTACCTGTTTCTGGTAAAGTTATTATTCTGTAATTCCATCCAGCAGGAGCTCCTGACTCTATTATTAATGCTGTTTCACAATCTTCACACCCTAGTTTATGAGCATCTGTAGTTCCACCAGTTGCATTATCTACCATAGAGGATGTTACTGTTTCCCACATTGCACCACCTGATTTTTTATATGTAATATAAACACCTGTAATCTCGGTTGCATCAGCACTATTTGCATATCCGTCATATGGTTTCCATAAAACTTTAATCTTTTTTGTGGTTGATTCATCAGAAATTGTTACTTTAGATGGTGTTTCAGGTACATCAGCCTCAAACATTGCAATTACATTTCCTACAAGAAATGTTAATGTTACATTCCATACAACAGGAGAAGATCCATCTACATTAAATCTCATACTTGCTATAGTTCCATCTTCAGGTTGATTTTCTATAGTTCCTAAATCATCACTCATAAACCAAATTGAATATGAATCCTGTATATTTTCTGGTATAAAATCTTCTTTGAATTGTTCCATTTCTGTAAACACATTTCTTGTATCTGTATCAACTACAAAAGCTTGAGTTGCTGCATTAAATGAACCAAAATGTGTTACATTATCTGCCAATAAAGTCCAAGATACACTCATCTGAGCACTATTTCCTTCCATTTTTACAAGTATGTTTTCTTTATGACTTTCTTCTGGTAATGGCATTGGTGATACAGGTGTGTTTACATCCCATGATATGTTGTTAAGATTTGTTACCTCATATGCAAATGAACCACTTCCTCTAGCTTCATCTTTTACTACAAATATACGTGTCATGCTCTAACCCTTCCTATTGAACTTTCTTGTATCACGTTTAATATTGTACGTTTTAGGTTATTTAAATCATTCTGTGATCCTGACATACTTTGAATGTTTATTGTTATATTAGTACCACCACCAAGTCCTTGACCTCCAGTATTGTTTAATGGTGTAACTGCTTCTCTTCCATTTTCTCCCAAAGTATATTTTCTACCTGTACTTTGACCAAATCCCACAACTGGTTCATTTAATATACCACCATCAGCACCCATTATACCACCTCCACCTTGCATGTTAGCCCACCATTCTTGAACTGATTTTGATGCACCTGCAATACCTTGACTTAATGGATTACTTATATTTGCACCTTTAAATACTTCGTCTAAAAATGTTCCATCCACTCCACCTTGACCTGTGGCATTGCCCTCTGCATCTTCCATTCCAGCAGCCTGTTTCATTCCACCTTGGAACCATAACCTAAATTCTTTTGCTGGTGGTAAGTAATCAAGGTTTTCTGCAATCATCCAAGGTAGACCACCTGCACTTGCTCCTCCACCTGCAATACCTCCTAATACACCTTTGAATACACCTTTTGCAGTTGCAACTGATAATAAATTCTTTAATCCATCCATCTTAACTTTAGGAAAGTTCATCTTTGGTAATACTGATTTTAATGCCTCAAACCCTCTTACTATACCTTTTCTTTTGAAAATATCTTTTACTCTATCCATTAATTTATCAGATTTTGTTGTGTTGGTACTATACTTTACATCAGCAGCTTGTTTAGCCAATTTTATTTTTTCAACTTCTTTAGCTGATGTTATTTTTCCGTCTGCACCATATTGTCCTTGATTTCCCTGAGGTGTCTTCTGTATAAATGTACTTCCTGTAGGTTTTGGTTTAAATGTACTACCTGTTTTACCTATATCTTTACCACCTTGTGGAGGATTAGTTGGAGTTGGAGTTGGAGGAGTTGGAGTTGCACCAACTTTTATATCCAAAAGTTTTTTTAACCAGTTTGGTACAAGTAAGTTGAATCCCTTAAATGGAGCTTGTATTATTTTACCACCTATTGTTAATGGAAATTTTATGGCAGTTTTTGCTGTAACACCTAAATATTTTAATGCTATTCCACCACCTACTAATAAAGCTGCTGTTTTCGTTAATGCTAAGACTTGTTGCTCTTCTCCATTCCAGCCAAATACGTCACCTAGTCCTCCTGCAATAAATTTACCTATTTTATCACCTAAAATCATCATTGCTGGCATATACTTTTGATAGAATGGTATAATGAATTTTCTTAACATTACAATCATAATAGGTCTCATTATCATACCAAAGAATGTTGCTATAGGTCTAAGTAACATCAAGATACCAAATTTCCAAAGTTTTAACATTTGTTGTAATAATGGTGATGATTCTATAGCTAATGTAACTCCTTTCTGTACTGCTGCAAATCCAATACCTGCTGCACCTAATCCAATACCTGTTGCTGCCATCTTTCCGTGACCACCAAACATCTTATTCCATTTGGAACTTCCTCCAAAATATTTATCGAATTTTTTAGACATTCCATCTAATAATTTTACAGATCTTATAGCACCTAATTCATCTCTAGTTTTTGCCTCCTCTTTTGAAAGTATTCTATTTTTTTCATCTCTTTTTAATGTTTGTAATCTTTGCATATCACCCACTTTTGCCTGACCCATACCACTCATGAAATTCATTGCTGTGCTAGCAATTCCTCCTCCTGCAGAACGTGACATGGTTTCCATCACACGGGCATTAGCCATTAATTTATATCTTTTTTCTAAATTAGAATTTCTATCTTTATCCATTTTTGCCTGTCTTTTCATACCTTCTTGGAATTTCTGTGATCCCTGTGCAGACATGTCAGAAATATTAGCCATTCCATCTGCAAAAGCTGATGTTAATTTATTAACACTTTCAGTAAGGTTTTTTACATTTAAATTAACCTCTATGCCTTCTGGTGAACTCATATAAACATTAACCTGTACGTCTATTTAAATTTATTCGATTTTTACGATCTGCTTCCTCGTTTTCACTTATAAGCATGTTTAGGTACGAGGTGGGCTGTTGGTCGACTTGGTCTTTCGTCCAGTAGAACTCTTTGGCGAAGTAGTAGTAGACTGAGTCGAGGTATCCACTTCTGTTCCCACGAACGTCCCCACCCACTCTTCCAAATATTTCATTAAAGGGTAGTCTTTCATGACCTCCATCATGATCTTTTGTGCTACACTAGATTTGAGGTTTCTAATTTCTGAAATATCGTTTAGAGTGAAAGGGGCTTTAGTAATCACTGCTGTTAATATTAACTGTCTGTATAGAGGAATATTAACTATAGGTTCATTAACTTTTTTTAAATCAAGACATTTATTTAGAATATTCTCCAAGTCACCGAATAAAATATCATCATCATATTCTATTGTATCTGGAGAACCTTTCCAGTCTATTTGGAATGATTTAATAGTCAATGGTATAATTTATAATAACCAGTATAAAAGCCTTATGATTACTCTTCTGCTGCTGTTGTACTTTTTGCTACTACTGCTATTGTTTTTACTTGCCAGTTAATCTCTTCAAAGATAGGTTCTGCTGGTTCTAATCCACTTATTGATTGATCTCCTAGTGATAATCCAGTACACGTAATCTCAATTTGTTGACTAGTACTGTTTTCAATAAATGTTAATTTTAATGCAGTATGTGCTGTTTCTGAATAAGCATTAGAGTTACCTGAATCTGCTTTAACTTGTTGTAATAGTTTTAGTAATAAAGCAGAGTTAATCCATGATGCTTTGAATGAACCTGTAATGTCTAATATTCTTCTGAATGAGGCAACTGCTGCATGTGAATTAAGACCATAAAGTAATTCACTGTTTTGTGCGATTGATAAATTGACATCCTGACATTGTACAACTGTAGTTCCATCTAATGTTAATTCAGCATGTGCGAATGTATAAGGAAATTCTTGTACTGGTTTTGTTGGTGCTACATGAGTTCCACTCAATGCTGTTGATGGTTGTGATTCTTGTCCATATGTAATGTCTGCTGTACATTCAACTAATCCACCTACTGCTGCTGAAATAGAAATATTATTAACAATTCCACCTTTCATTGTTCTAACAATATCTGCTGAAGCCCCATCAAATCCAACTTCTAATGCTATTGTTCTAGGTGATTTAAGATTGGCTGCTGTATTATAACTATGAGTATATGGTGATGATGATCCTGTGGTTACTGGTGCTCCCAAAAGTGCTCCAAATATCCAAGGATTTGATAGTGTAAATCCCATTGATGCTGTTCCTTGTTGTTGACCATATGCAAATTTATCTATTGTATTTGAGTTTAATTTTGCCAAATTTTGTCTATTATTGGTTAATGAAAGACTTGTTAATTTATCTTGTAATCCGAATTTTTTATTAGGTGTTGCACCTGAGCCATATCCTGTCTCAAAGTCATACATTACAAATGCATGTGCACCAGTTCGTACCATAAAATTATATTACAGATAGTGACTTATAAAGTTTGTCTATGGGTTCAATTTTCTATATCTGATTATGATTGTATGCCTATACATGTTCCTGAACATATCATTGTCATGATATGATGAAGTAGCCATTAAATCCACATAATTAGTCCTTCTAATATTAGCCTTTATAATTCTGAATATCTCATTCACTAAATCCTCATGATGTTCCAGATTCTGATATGAATGTACCTCTATCTTTACAGTAATATAGTGAAGGAAATCTTGTCCATAAAGTCCGAAATACTGTGGATCTTCATTTGTTGGGGTTAAAAGTATGAAATCTCTTCGATCATCCATAAAACCAGTTGCTCTTTCTTCCCACATGAAAGTTATGTCTGGGGTAGTTGATAAAGACCAATTATCCAATAATAGATTTTTTGTATCTGTTACTGTTGCATAGAGATTTGAAGCACCCATATATTATATAAATGTTCTCTGCTAATTAAGTTTATTGTCTAACGGTTGTCTTTTCTGTTATCTTTACGGCTACTTGGATCATTCTTCCTCTTTTTCATACCTCTGGCTGCAGTAGATGTGATTTTTCTCCAATCTGCAAGATTTCTAGTTCTTTCAGTGTTTTTAACCCTGTCTTCACTATATCGTTTGAATTTCTGTGCATGTTTGATTGTAGCAGCCTTTCCATATTTTTTCTGTCTACCTGTTGGGGTTAATCCTCTCTTATGACCTAACTTCTTTGCATATACTCCGTTAGCGATAAGAAATATAGATCTATCTATCCAGTTAGATTTAGCTTTAACCGTTTTCAAATTATTATATTGTTCCAGTTTTGTAGATGATGCCATTCCATCTTTATCATTAAGGAACCACCAAAGTATGCTTTCTATATTAGGGAATTTTGGTTTTACTTTCCATCCTGATTTAGTTTTTGTATCCTGTTTAAATTTTGGTGCTATTCCTTTCTTGGTTGTTTCTTCGCCTTTGGCAAGTTCTTTATAATCTTTTTCAACAAATATTTTAGATAATACTTCAAGGTCTACTTTGAATTGACCTAATACATCTGATAAAATATCATTTATTATTTTAAATTCAGATGTACCTAATTTTGATGCTAAAAACTTATTTAAATTACCACCAAATATATACTGTTCATTTTCAATAAATTTGTCAATCTCATGTGTTGCGACCTTCATTCTATCACCAGCCTTGTAAGGGCTAGGATGATGTTGAAAAGGTTGTCTACGTAAATTACCTCGTCCACGAAATTTTGCATCATTTTTATGATGTTCTGTTTTCATATTTGCAATTCTAAAATTACCACTAAGTAAACGTTTAGTAGGTGTTGCTGATGCCTTATAATCTATTTGTTGTATTGTCTTATCTTCATCAGGTACTTCTTTTTGATATTGTTTCCATAATCTACCACCAACACCCCATTGAGGTGTACTTTTGTATTTTTCATTTGCTGATAATCCTTTTATTACCTCTTTATAATATCTTTTTCCTAATTCTGGATCTTTTCTTATCATCCATGTGTGATATGATATTTTTCTACTATTTACACTTCGTATAAAGTTTTCATCTATACCTAATGTAAAATTTTGTTTTGGTATTTCTATTTTTTTACCAAATTCTACTCTCTCTAATGTGGTTTCTGTATATTCTAACATAAATGGAATATATGATACACCCAACTCATCAAATTTTTCTTTTATCATGGTAGTGTATTTTAATGCTGATCTATGACCTATTTGCCTAATTAATTCTAGTCTTTTGTCTCTACCTATTTTGGTTAAAAATCTAGGATCTTTACTATTAAATAATTGTGAATTAATTCTGTTTTGTATAACCTTATCTTGTGCTGCCTGTAGTTTTGCAGCACCTCTTTTAATTGCAGGTAGAATACTCTTATGTTTTCTTGCCATTATGGAATGAAGAATACTTCTCTACGATTGTCAACACAGTTCTCTATATCTGCTCTCCAATCTGATTTAGAGCCTTCAAAGCTAGCCCCATCTCCTCCTGTTGGAAGTATGTCCATTCTAAAACTAGAGTTTAAGAGATCTATTGCTGTAAGCTTAATACACGCATCTCCAATATCCAATGGGACGTCCTCATCTCCATAACGATAAGTGACTCTTACCCTGTGTTTTCTGATAATTGTAAATATGTAACCTCTAAGGAATAATTTGCCGTAAACTGGTTCAAAGTCATGCCATTGTGCATCATCTATTATGTCAGTATAGGTACTTCCTGCACCTTCCCATACTTCTATTTTATCTCCTTCTGATGAATCAAAGTCTCTACAATTTCTATGTTTAAGGAAAAGTGGTGTACCCCATCCATAAGTGTATAATAATGGTAAATCATGAACCTCTCGTTTAATCTGTTTATTTCTTCCAAAAGTATGACCTATACGTCTGTCAAGTTCCTCTTCTTTTCTGTTTATAATTTTCTCGACTTGAGCCTTGTTTGGAGTAGTAGTAGCAGTGATAGGAACACGAAGAAAATCTGAGACATCTGCTACACTGCAATAAGTTACTGCCATGAATATATAAATGTTTGTTCTTATTTAAATATTATTAAATATTCTGCATCGCCAGTTATATCTGCATAAATACCTGCTTCAAAACGTCTATTTATATTACCTAGATCTTGAACTGCTTCACCATATACGGTAAATTCAACTGCTGCACCAGTAACAATACCATTTTTTAATTCTATTTTAGAACCAGATGTTCCTGCCTTTGTTACTTTGACTCCAACAATAACACCATGTGCTCCTTTTACTACTCCGTCAGAGTTGACATTAGCGACATTATGGTTTAGTTCTACCATGAATCTTATTCATCTAAGTCATATATAAACATTATTAAAAAAAAGAAAAAATGGTTAGAAACCAATTACTCTAACACGAATAGTCATACTATTGACTGCTGTATCAGAAGCATCCAATTCCTCAAGGGCTACAACTGTTGCTGTAGCACTTGTTGGTGTGTGACCATAAGCCTTAAATTTACCAGTGGCTGCTGCTCCAGCTGCTGCTGGGGCATATTGTAAAAGTAGTCCTTTGTTACAATGAAGTATTTCTGCTCCAATAACAGTGCTAATTCTACCACCCAAAGAAAGATCGACAGTATTACCATTAGTAGCATAATTGTCAGATGCACCATAGGTAACATCAACAATGGTTGACTTTAATTTGGAAGTCAGTTCGGCTTGTATGGATAGTGTCTTTCCTGTAAGACTTTTATGGTCGGCATTGTGTGCGATTGTGATTGCCATGTAATGAATAATAATTAATTATATATAAAGTTTAGTATAAAAAAGTGGTATTTCTACCTATTTTACATCGAAGAATATCTTCTGGTTATCGCTGCCTACATCGATTTCAATATAATAATCGCCTGTTGTTTGGTTTGTTGGAATACTCCAAGCCCATGCAAGTACGGTATTATCTCTGACTTCGATTCTTCTATCTTTTATTTCATCGTTAGTATCATCATTCCAAATCTCATAATAGAGATAATTGGCATCTGAATCTATCGTTGCATAAAAGTAGACAATTTCACCTTGGTCAAATCTATCTTCTGCTTCTTCACCATCACTGGTGTAGAATGTTATAATTTCATCGCTGTTAGAACTTGTACTAACGACTGGAACAGTCTCTAGTAGTTTGATTCTATTATCCAATGAAACTATTGTTTGGCTTTGTTGGTTTACCCTGTTCTCCAATTTGACAAAATTAACTTTTAAGGCAGAAATATCTTTAGATTCTTCTGCCACTTGTGTCTCCAAGGAGTTCCATTCACTTGAATGGGTTATGGTATCTTTTACAAATTGCTTGTTGTTCAACTCTAATTGAGTACTTACAATACTTTCAAAATCAAATTCTTCGGTATCTGGTACTGGATTATAAGCCAATGCAACAATTAATGCAATAATTGATAATCCACCAATAGCATATACTTTGTATGTCATTACCCCATCTAATATTCATCTCTATATAAATGTTATTATGTTAATTAACTGTTAATTAACCTATATTAATCAATATAATGATATATCTATAATAAAGTGTTAGCTAAGGCGTGAAAAAGTTAATTAAGTTAATTAAGCTAAGTTAATTAAGTTTTTAGAAACCAAAGGTTAAGGGAAGTAAAAAAAATAAAAAAAAGGTTTTTTGGTTCGACTAGAGTTTAATATCTCTAATTTTACCTTGTGATTTGAAGTGACGACAAACAGTTTCACCCATTGTTCTGTAAACACCTTTCTCAACGAAAGCGTTGTTCACGAATGGATAAGCTGGTGTTCTACGTGTTGCTTCATAGTACTCAGTTGGGATTGCGACTTGAATTCCAATTCTTGGATATCCGTAACCTTCTGCATCAGAAGTATCTAATGCAAATAGTCTTCCTACCTCGTTGCCACCACCTGATGGGGCATCTTTGGATGGGATGAATGGGATACCATAGATAGAATCTACGTGAATTCCGACTCCAGTTCCTTTGAAAGTTTGGATACCGTTTACATCGACTTGTACTAATGCTTCACCGTAAGGGTTTGGAATACGGACTGAAGGCATGTATAAGCCTTGTATTTCGGAGTAAACTTCGTGGGAACCTAGGAATACGTTTGGATCTTTACCTGCTGCAATTCTAATCTTTCGTAAGAAAGTTCTTAGAGTGTCGTCAGTTAAAACTCCGTCTGTTCCTATTGTACCTGATGCTGATTCCACAGTACAGTCAAAAGTACCACTATTACCATCTCTGTCAATAGTTGCATTTGCTGCCCAAGGATCGTACATACCATCATAGGAACCACCTAATGCATCTTCTTCAGCATCACTTGAAATGATTCTGTCGAGAGATTCAAAATTGGTTGTACCTGCGTTGTTTGCACTTGCCCCTGCTGCTTCTGTTTCAACATCTGCGAGCAACATTCTATTCATGAATTCTTTATGCTGAACAGCCATGTATAATCTGAGTGAGCCTAAGCCTCCCCAAATATCGTCTTTACTGTGAGTTGCGAGCCATTCCATAACTTCAGATGCACTGAATGGCAACTGAGCAGTTTTTGGTCTAACGTCGATCTCTTGTAAAGTTGGCTTTACGGTTTCAGCAATATTTCCACCTTCAGCAGTACCACCTAGTGCAGTATTACCTTGGTTTGTATTCAAAGTTGGTTTGGCAGTTATTGCCCTCCAACCAGATTTGTCCCAAGGAACTTTTGGTAAAATACCAAAAGCATTTGCTTCTAAGTTGAGTTGAGCCCATGCATATGCACCAAATATAGCGTTGAAAACGCCAGATGTTGATGTAGTTACTGGACTATCAGCTTTTCTGATTAGGTTTCTATTCTGTCCATAATAGAGTGCCTCTAGTTCGTCAATAGTTCTGATTTGAACCATTAGAACCATGCCTCCTCTTGTGTAGGAGTGTAGTAATCACCTTTCAAAATCTTTTGTGCAACAACGGATAAACCGTCGAAACCTTCACTTCTTGCATCTTTTAGAACCATATTCAATTCAGTTTGACCTGATTTGTTTATAGTTTCAATAGATGAAGTTGGTCTTGGGGTCTCAGTGGTGAACTCAAAGTTAGTTTTCTCAGCTTTCTCTTGCATAACAAGGTCTGCTGGATCTTTCTTTGTATCATCTGTCTTATCATCGTCTAATCCTGCTTGCACAGAATTGGATTGATAAGTGTCTGGGACTTTGACGTCTTCACCAATTCCTTCATCATCTGAAGTATTTGGTAAATCTAGTTGGGTCTCTGGTTTCTCTTCAAGAGCTTTTGAAACTCTTTCGTCGAGTGCTGCCAAGGATTCTGATTGTGCTTTAACGTGTTCTGTCAAAGTAGAAAGTGTCTCAATCAATGATTGGTCAAAAGATTTTTTAGCATCTTCTTTCTTTTCATCTTCTTGTTCTTCTTTCTTGTCGTCGCTTGTTTTTGCGATTTCTTCGATAGTCATGTTATTACAGATTCTACTATATAAGACCTTATAAAGATTATGTAAACATTTATATTACTGGTGTTTGTGCTCGGTACAACCTCTAGCATCACCAAGGTCGTCTTTAATCTTCTTTAGTTCTTGTATTTGTGTGTGTTTCTCAAGTGAGTAATTGATTGCTTTAACTCTTTTAGTGTATATTGCAATTTTGATGTTTGCTGCTCCTTTATCTTCAAATCTTTCAGGTTTATCTTGAACAATATTAATATCATTAGTTTCTCCACTTCCTTGAAAATGTGGATCTAAACCACCTCTTACACCTCCAACTTGGTTTGCAGTTGTGTCACCTTTCAACTTACGTCCAGATGATGCTTCTCTTCCCACGTTCTGATTATACATAGAGTGTATATCTCCACCTGCATCTGAATGATCTCTACCTTTAACTTCATCATCTTCTTTTTCTTCATCTTCCTCTTTTCTCTTCTTAGGGTCATCTTCTGTAGCACCTTGACCACCTAATTGATCGTTGCCTGCCTCTGTCTGATAACCTGATTTATCAACTTCATCATCAGATAAATTATGATGTTCATCAAATGCACCTGATAATCTTCTTATATCGTTTTTTGGAGCAGTTGGTAATTCATCTTTATGTACAAATGAACCTACAATTTTCTTTGCTGATTCTTCTGATTTACCTTCAGCTATCAATGCATCTACTTTTTGTTGGAATGTTTGTGATTCGTTTAGGTCTGCATTATTTCTCATAGACAATCTATCTCCAATAGAAACCCCTGATTGTGCTTTATAATCTGCTCTTTCTTTTCTTTCAGCACTTATATTACGTCTTTTTCTTGCAGGTGCAGCTGCAGCTTCTTCTGGTGTTCCATATTTTTTTCCATTAGCACCAACATATCTTGTATCAGCAGTTGCTACTGCTGGTTTGGTTCTTTCCACTTTTAAATCTGAACCAAATTGACTAGTTGGTTTTGATCTTTCTACTTTTTCAACTTCTTCTGATTTTTCTACAAAACATCCCATTTGTGTACATCTGATAATCATTTTACCGTCATCTCTCATCTCTGTATTAAAAGTAGCCTTTGCAATAGGGTTATAATCTGTAATTACAGCCATTGGTACTGCTGGATCCTTACACACTGCAACCTCATAGTGTTCCAAATTGGATAAAGCATATGCCATAGAACCGTCTTTCATCTTCATTGGTGTTCTATTAGAACGAGTTGCACCACCAAATGATAATCCTTTATATTCCTTGCTTTTGATTTTATCCCAAATAACGTTATCTAATTCATAATTCTTAAAAATTTTACCTGTAATTTTAATGGCTGCCAAATCATCACCATCTTCATTTTTAACTACTGTTTTAGAATAATTAATACCTTTCCCTATGATTCTATTACTATGAGTGTCACTAATTGGTGCTCCTCTATCCATCCAAATTGGTAATACTTTGTATAGTTCATCAACAATGGTAACTTCACCCTGTTTATCTTTCATTTGAACAGTGAGTAATCCTTCAAAATATCTTTCGTCAGAATTGATAGATTCCATACTCTTTAAAGAAGTTGTAAGCTGGTTGAATTGAATTATTTCTCCCATATATAAAAACATACTATATCCCTAATAAAGATTATTATGGTTAAAAAAAAGATAAAAAGGTGAAAATTGCAGATTAACTTGCAACTTTCTTTGCTTTTGATACAGCATAGTCTACTGTGAAACCTGCTGTAAGACCTATCAATGCTAGACCTAACGGTTCTAATCCTGACAGACCTATAGTTTGTGCAATAGCCAAACCAGCAAAACCAGATACAATTACTGCACCAAAGAATTTTTTGATGTCATAAGGTTCTTCAGAACCTAAAAATCCTCTAACGGTGTTTAGTACTGCACCTGCTACTGTTGCTGCTACTACTACTAATAATGGGTCGACCATAACGGTTTTAAAAACTGATTGTATATAAGGTTACTTGTTTTCTCTTAATAATTCCTTGACTAGGTCATTAAGTTCTGAATCCACAGGTTCATCTGGATGTAGCCTGTTTGACTGTCTATCTACTGCTTTAGCTAAAATAATTAGAGTTCTTCGTAATTGTTGAACTGTTTCACATAAATCCTTTTGAGTTGCACTCATTTTCCTGAAAAATGTG